ATAGTATATCATTTTAACTCCTAATGTTAATTGTTTTAATTTTGCAAGCTTGGTTTAGAACTCCGCCTGTTGTTGAAAAGTTTTTCCAATAAATTTTGCCATCGCTTGTGTAAATTAAGCCACTACCAGCAGTTTGATGTCCGTTATTAGTAGCTATTAATACACCATCAAGAAAACTGCCTGCAGATTGTTCGCTACCATAACAATATAAATCAGATCCGCCCGCTCCAGATGTTGATAAATACATTTGAATACCAAACTGCAAAGGCTCTGTTGTGCTTACAATAGTAGCATTGCCACTTCCTGCGGTTGATGAAAATACTTGTATTGATTCATTAGCTCCCAAAACAAGTCGCTTGTCATTTATATCCCACTTTGCAGAAGCAATGTTATTTGATCCATTTACTCTTATAATTGCATAATCTAATAAACCTAAATTTGTATAGCCACTTGGAATTGTTGGTGATAAATAAGAGACTGAAAAAACAATGTCGTAATCTAGGGTTGAGTTATTTTGCACTACATATGTTCTATAAAATGTGCTTACAGCTCTTGCCCCTGTATCTAATCCATTTTGTCCAGTTCCAGCAGTCCAAGAGCCTGTTGATTGAATTTTTTTATTAATTGCAGGTAAATAAATTTGATTGCCAGATAATGTTATATAAGTTCCAGCTCCAAAATCTATTGTGTCATTTGGAGATGCGACATTATTGCTAATAGAAACTTTATTTTCAATATAAGTAATGCCTTGACTAGTCTTTTTTGCTGGGTTAACACCTTCTAGTTTAATAAAATCAGTGCCATCATATCTAAAAACAACATCCACAGTTGTTAAAATATCACCACTCGCAAGATTACTTCCATCGGTTTTTTTAAGATTTTTTACACCAGCACCATTGACATTGACTGTTGAAGCTCCGCTATTGGCATTGCCAGCACGAAAGATAATAATCATTCCGTTAAAATAACCTTCGCCAGCTCCACTTGAAACAGGCGATTTAAAAGGCGAAACTGGTGTTAATACATAAGCATTCGCAGTTCCTGAATCGGTAAAGAATTGACCTCCACTAGAATATCTTGCAGAACCAATACCAAGTTGTTCTAAATTAGAAGTAGATGGAGTTTGACCAGAGCTAATAACAAGATTATCGACATCGGCAAGCTGGTTCCATTCAATAGACCCTACTGTGTTGCCATCAATTTTTGATGTATTAAAATCAGACATAGTGTTTTAAATTAAAATTATAAAGCATTAGAATACCTAAAAAATAATTGAGTATTTGCAGGTTTAAGCTTGTTAAACAAGCAATCTAAAATTGCTGGTTGTTGAGATGTTAAAGTAAAAGGAAAAGTTAAAGGAAAACCACTCGGCTTTATAGAGCTTGGCAATGTAATAACAATTGTGAATGGTGCCGAGGCTTCGCTAATTAACAAAAACGGCAATGTCAATGGGAATGTTGATGTTGACACTCCATTAGATACTTCAATATTATAACCAAGAATAGATGCAACATTTTTAAATTGTTTTTCGGTTGTTGCATTGATACCAGCGAGTTTTAATAAAACATTTAACCTTCTTTGTTCTATTGTAGAAGCGACTGGAATGCAATTGTCAGGGATACCTACGAACTGTTCCCACTCTTCAATCAGTTGAGTTGTTGTTTTTGGGTTGTATTCGTTAGAAACTTCGTTTATTTTACTTCTAAAATTTAGCCACTCACTAGCTAAGCCTATCAATATTTTTCTTAATGTTGAATCCTCTCTATTTTTAGCTTCGTGCAGGTTATCGTCTCTTAAATATTGTGCTAAAATATCGGCTTGTTGTGTTTGTGTTCTTTCTTTAAGCATTATGGATAAGTTATAGTTCCTAGGGTTGCTAATTGTGAATCACTAACTACTGTTGTGCTTGATGGTGCCGATAATGTAAAAGTTGGCGAGTTGCCGTCTTCATCAATAACACCATAAATTAAAGCATTAATTTCGTTTAATGTAATATCACCGCCGACATTGATTGACGGACTTTTAAAATAATCGGTAAGGGTTGTTGTAATTGCAGTTTTCATAGCCACAGTGTTGGGGCTTAATGTTGCGAATGTTATTGCAATTGGCACGGCATTTGGTGCAGATACTACAACATAATTATCGGGAGTATTTGCAGGTTTAATTCCGTTATCAACATCAATGATTGCATTTTTAACAGCATTTACTTGTGAGGCTGTTGGGATTATATTTGTATCATTATCACGAGTAAAGTAAATAGTTACATAACCAGCAGATGGTGTTGCAGTTTGAACCCAAACCCTAGTAATACCAGCAATTCTTTCTTTTATAAATACTGGCAATCCAGAAGCTGTAAAAGGTGCAGTAAAATTAGAACATCTTTCGTTTAATCTACTTCTTAACTCATCATCTGTTTCGGCATCTAAACCAAGTGCCAAGCCATCATAACTTAAATAGCAACTATCATTGACATCGACTATTGGACTGATTAAAGATAATTGTGAACCGCCAGCAGAATTGCCATTTACTCCATAATCAAGGGCTTTTATAAAAACAAATGCAGAAGTAAAACTTGCAGTTATTGTGCCAGTGGCAGGACTTGCAGGTGTTCCGCTTATTGTATAGGTAAATTGAGTGTTTGAAATAACATTAATTGTTGCAGTAATATTGTATTCGGTTTGAGAAGCTCCTGCAATAGTAACAGATACACCAGTTGCTAAATTATGATTAGCGGTAGTTGTTGCCGTTGCAATGCTTCCACTTCTAGTTAATGTTGTTATACCTATTGTTTGAGCTGATATTGTTGCACTTGCCTGAGTTTCATATTGTGTGCCATCGGCTTTTTGAATTGCAGTTGCATTAGGAATTGTTGTTGAAGCAGTCCCAGTAAAAACAGCATAACCTTCGGCTTTCACTGGATCTTTTCTAGTAATACCAAACCAAGAAGCCCATAATTCTAAATACTCACCAGTTGCAGTTTGTGGGAACAGTTGTTTTAAAACTTCTTTTACATTATCGTTATTCTCATCAAAACCAGCCGACATTGATTTAACCAAACCAAGAGCAAAAGAATTTCTAATATTAGGATCTATTTGCTTTGATGTATCGAGCTGTCCTGCATTTACGGCAAGAATTAAGGCATTTGTAAGTCTTTCTTGAATTTGTGATATTGTTGAGAACTCAATTGCCATTTATAAATTTAAAAAAAGATTATAATATTTACTATTAACTTGCAATTTATTTATTAAATCTACTTCAATACTAACTTTTGTATCTTGTTTAGTAGCTTTAACATTTGTTTTACTAATTATGCTATCGTCAATCATCCATTTTAAGCCGTCTTTTACTGATGTTTCAATCATTGTTAGATTAGATTGAGTTTGTTTGGCTTGTGTTGTATAGAGCCACAATAAAGAGCCTACTTCATAACTAGCAACACGATTAAAGGCATTGGTAAAGTGCCCTCTTCTTAATGTTGGCTCGCTTACTTTATCGCTTCTTTTTTCACAAAAAACCGACATATAAAGGGCAGTGTCTAAACTATCGGTTTTGGCAATATCGCCGTTTTCAATGTCTAGATCCCAATAATCTTTTTTTTGTGTGAGTTTAAAATCTATTGCCATTTTTATTTTAAAAGTTTATAATAATAAGATAAAATATTCTATTAAAATAGCATTGAAAAAAACTATGATTATTAAAGGCTATATCACAAAAACTGATGGCACTTATGCCACGGTTGTTTCAATGTATAACGAAGTATACGACGATGTATTGTTGCTATATCCTTACGGCTCGCAATCAAAAGTTAAGCCGACAGATACGGCACTTGTTTTATTGTTTGGTTGCAATGGTAGTAAAACAAATTTATTCGGCATACCTTACGAAGTGGCTACACAATCAATTCTCGAAGATGGTGATAGCGAAGTAAAGAATAGAGTTTCTAACAACGGCTTCAAAGCAGGTAATACCAAAAATACTATTGTAGGCGATACTGACTGCGACAAATCTTTTAATGCTTTATCTTACAAAGTAAATAATATTAAAGTTGTTGGCAGTCAACAAGCAACAATTAACAATCCTGCTGGTGGAATAATAGTAGATGCAGAAGCAAGAACTGCAATTGCAAGTATTATTACAGCTTTAAAAAATCACGGATTAATTGCTTAATAAACAATCAAGTCGTCAGCAAAACTATTGCCTAAATTGTTTATTTTGTCTATACTAAAAGAACCTTGCTCTACAATATCAAGATTAGTAAATGAGCCTTGTAAGTTTTGATTAAAAGTAACTCCTTGTATTAAAAAAACTCCCTGAACTTCCATATCATAATCAATTATATCAACAAGAGTATTCGGTTGCCACAATGTATTATTGCTAGAATAAAAGCCAAGAGTAGTGCAAGTGTATCTTGAACCCTTGGCTCTTCTAAGTTGTATATTCCACTCGGCTAGGGCTTTTAATGATTTACTCTCGCTTGCAGTATCCATTGTCAATATTTTTCTTCTTGTTGTTCTAATTTGTGGATCAACTGCCTTGCCTTTTTGTGAAATACCTAGTTTGCTGTGAGTTTTGTTGTTGCCTTGCGAATATACTTCAATAACATTAAACCTGTCTATTGTAGATAATCTTAATCTTGATGCTAAAATGTTTGTATCGGCTGTATAATTATTTATTAGCATATTTTTAACAACATCATTATCTTCACGAATAATATTTAAATTGCCGTTTTTATCCATTTTTAACAATACTTGTAATTTTTTGGCATACTTATCTAAAAAATCAAAAATAGACTGCCCCTGCTCCGTCTTTATCGTTTCTTTTGCTTCTAAATTTAAGATACCAACTTTATTAATTACTTCTATTGAGAACCCATTATCTTTTAAAACAAGATTAACCAGTCTTTCAAAATTTCTTTGATTATAAGATTTTTGTATAATGTCTGAGTCAATTATATCACCGCCAACATCTCGCCCTGATGCCGTTTTAGAATGCGAGCTTGGCGAAACTTCTTTGTCTAGCTCTTCAATAAAGCCAGTTGCTATTAATATTTTATCAATAAAAACCTTTGCTTTTTGACCTAGCTTAATATCGTTAATAATCTTGCCTTGTTTGTTTTCTTTTACCGTTGTTGTAAATGAAAAAGAAGAAGAGAAGTTCTCCATTGCCGAATTGACGGCAATATCTGTAAAGCCCTCATATCTAACCCCGTCAACTTCAAGATAAATATTGTTATTAAACATTTGTTAAAATCTTTATGTTGCCTTGTATTTGCGAAGTATCGCCAAAATTATTTAACAATCTTATTGTTTCTTTTAATTCTAGCGAGCCGTATAATTTAAAAATAAGATTGTTTAAGCTAATCGGATTAATAACATTATAACTAGCAACATTGGGCAAGCTAATTGCTAACTCAGAAAATATATTAGTAGCTTCAATTTTCATTTGTAGTAAAGCATCTCTTAAATTTTTATCGATAGTATCTGGTAATTGATTAAAACCATTTTCTAAATCGGCAATTACTTGGTTTAATTCTTGTAAATTATTGTATTCTATGTTAACCGAAGCATCGTAGGCAATGGCGAGCACGGCAACATTGACAAAATTATTTAATTGATCTTGATTTGTTTTAATATCTTTTTGAATTTGTGAATTGCCTACAATAGCTTGATCGCTTTCATTAAAGCCGAATAGTTTTTTAGTTGTATTGAATAAATCTTTTGAGTTTTTAAAGGCAACCCCTAGATTATCAAAAGAAGTTCGTAAGTTTGAAGCCAAAACTGACGGAGCTTGCACTAGTTTATTAGCACTATTGACAATTTGGTTTAATGATGTTATTGCATCGGCGAAGCTATCGCCAGCACCTTGAATTTGTTTGGCAATATTATTTATTTTGTTTGCAGTTCTTTTTAATGTTTTAACTCCTGAATCAAATTTTGCCTTGGCATTTTTTACCGACTGCCAACCATCATCAAAAGCTTTTTCATTATCGCCAAGAATGTCTGATTTTAATTGTGCTAAACGACCTTTTGTGGCAGTTGTTTTAGTCGGTAAAACATTTTGAGAAGCTACTTCAAAATTTATTGTAAATTTAGTAATACCTAATTCTTTAACACTCTCGGCGAATGTATAGCCAACAACGACAACTTCTAAATCGCCAAAAGAAGGATGAACCAATGTACCAACTCCTGCTTTGTCTAATTCTTTAATTAAGGCATCTCTTTCACTATAACTTACATTATCATCGGTAAAAACATTTAATGTAAATTTTTTTTCAAGACCACCTAGATCCTCGACATATCTTTCGGTTTTGTTCGGGTATTCGTGGGTTTGTGTTTTTCTACCACCGCTACCACTTGATTCTTGATAAAAGAAAAAAGCATCTCTAAACTGTCCGTCTGGTAATCTTGCTGTGTTAAATATCGTCATTAGAACCCCGCAAAAACTGAATTGACACCAACTGGTAAGAAGTTGTTAGGGCGAGGAGTAAAACCTGCACTAGAACCTTGTGGCAAGCCTTTAATATTAACATCTAATTGACCGCCCGCTGTTAATTGTTGTGGTTTATTAATTTGTGCTGGCTGGTTCATTTTTGGTGCTACTATTTCCGACAATTTATCAAGCCCAATAAAATCTAAAACAATAGAAGTATCGGCTCTAAATTGATTAATCAATCCCATTACCATTTTTAGTTTTTCGGCAACATAATCAAAAGCACTAGCAAATTTATCTTTTAAAAAATCATAAATTATTATTAACTCGTCTTTAAATAAAAACATCGTAAGAATAGCAAGTTGCAAGCCAAGTATCCAAGGGTTTGCTGTAAATACCTTTGTTATTGCTTTACCAAACAATATAACACCTAGTGTGGCTAATGCCAAAACACCAGCAAGAGAACCTAAAATAAACACTACTGGTGCTAATATGGCAGCTATTAAAATTCCATAAGTAATAAATCTTTTTGCTTCGGGTGATAAAGATTTAAATTTATCTGTAAGTTTTTCAATAGCATCGGTGATGTTTGTAATATTACTTGATAGATCAATTGCTTTTGCCATTTCCGTTCCTAGCTCGCCAAATGCAATATTGACAGAATCAATTAAAGTGCTTGCAAGTCCTGATAAAGTTTGAGACATTTTTTCAGCTCCATTTTCAAACAATCCGCCTTTTTGTGTGGCTCTTTCCATAGCTTTTGCAACTACATCAAAACTTAACTCACCTTTTTCTTTCATTGCCATTATTTGTGCCGTTGTTTTGCCTGTGTAATCTGTTAATATTTTCATTAAAGGCACACTATTATTAACAAATTGATTAAAGTCTTGACCTAATAATCTTGTTGTTGCCGCGGTTTGCGAAAATGCCAATGCCATTCCGCTCATCTCACCACCAGATATTGAAGCAATATCGCCTAGAACTTTAATTGTCTTCATAGCTTCTTCGAATTGCATCCCACCAGTAGACATTAACATATTTAAAGATTTACTAATATCGGCAATTTGGAACGGTGTTTTAGCGGCATATTTAGTAACCTCTTGAAAAGCTAATCCTCCTTTTTCGACACTGCCAGTTAATACATTCATTCTTATTCTTAACATTTCGAATTCTGCGGCACTTTTGAAAGCCTTTGTTGCCACTAATCCCATTGCTACCGATAATGGAGCGAGTGTTCTGCCTGCGTTATTAAATGATTGACTGGTTTTTTTTATAGTATCGCTTAAATTACTAAATGATGTTGACATCTGCCCTGCAATAGAATTAACTTTGCTTTTGGTGGCTTCCAAGTTTGATTGTATTTTTTTTAATTGAGGGGTTATGTTATCAACTAAATCATAGATGTAAGATATTTTAAACATTTTTTTCTAGTTGTTTGTTAATTTTTTCTGCTTCTTTTTGAAGTCTTAATATTTTTGTTATTGGCTGTAATTCGAGCCACTCGAAACTAGCCGAGCCTTTATAAAAATATCCAAGATTACAAATTATTGATTCGATTGAAACCTTGTTGTGAGTAAAGCCACCTATTTTAAGGTCTTCATCCACGAAACAATAAAAAAAACCTCTAAATATTTAGCTAATAGCTCCTCAAAATCTTCATCACTAATTTTTTCAATATCAAGAGCAGTAAGAGGTTGTTTTATGTCTTCATCTTTAAAAGCAACATTTAACAATAGGTTTGCAAAAGATTTAAAATAGCTAACAATGTCAAAGTTAGGGCTTGCATATAAAATAGCCTTGATAGCCTTGGCATCCAAACCATTTTCATTTTCGATTTGTTCGCTTGCTTGTTGTTTCGACAAAGATTGTGTCATACCAAAAATAGCTTCTATAAACTTCTTTTTTAACAACAAGGTTTTGTCTTTATCTTTATAAGATGGTGCCGATAAATAGATTTTATCTAAATCAATAAAAGAATTCTTATCACCATCTTTAAATTGAACTTTGATAGAGTTTTGTAAATCAAAAATAATTTTATCTTTCATAACTAAATTGCAGGGTCGCCTTTAAACATATATTCAACAACTTCTAAATCTTCAATTTGCGGTAATTTTTCCATTACACAGCCAGAAAAATTTTGATTTCTAAACGAAATTGTGTTGTTATCGCCATTATTATAAAAGCTTGTAAATAATTCGATATTTTCAGGGGTTGCTCTTACTGGCACACTGATAATACTAATATTAGTCGAAACATCACTAGTAATTAATTTTGAGCCATTAACTTGGCTAAAAACATTTCTTGTAATAGAGCCAGCTTCGATTTTAACTTTACCTTCATAAGCTATCGGTGTTCCGTTAATAACTAAATTGCCTTGTTGTAATATTGCCATAAATTTATTTATTCAAATGTTGGAGTAAAATTAACTATAAATTCTCTTACTTGGGTTACGATATTAGCAATTGATTCTGCTGTTATCTTGCCATCAATTAAGGTTATAACCACTGATTGATCTAATGCATCAACAAAAGCTTTTAATTCGCTATCACCAGCTCTTAATAATACATAGTTATTATTGTTAGTTTTATAACCCGATAATGCACCATAATATTTTTTCATAAGGTTAATAAAACCTTCTTTATTTATCATAGCACGCCCAGCTATCAATTCGCCAGTTGTCAATCGTCTTCCAATTAAATCGGCTTTTAAATTGTTAAATACATATTCTCTAATAATAGTCAATGTATCAAAATAGTTGACATATTTGAAAGTTTTATCTACTTGACCTTGCGCATCTGTTTTATAAGTAGTCATTGCTTCGTTAATAATGATGCTTGTATTAGAAGGGTTGTTTCTTAATAGAGTTAAACCGCTATTTGCAAGCTCATCAGCTTCAACATCGCTAAAATCATTGCCACTTTCGATAATAGGTAAGCTATAAACAGGAGTTCCAGCATAAGGAACACCACCATAATAATTACCACCGATTGTTTCGCCATTAGTTGCGAAACTTGAAACATTCGCACCAACCGACAATCTTAATTCTCTAATACCAGCAAAAATTGATGCAATTACAAGTGGGCTTTCAATAATAGCTCCACCTTTTAATTTTGTTGCAGAGATTAGTTTATTAGCAATACCACAAAGTGTTTTTTGGTTTAATCCATCTACAAAAGTGTTTAGATTAGCATAAGTATCTAACTTACAAAATACACCAAGTCCATCAAGAATTTTATTATCTACATTAAATCTTGCCTCGGTAAATGTTGATAATGTAGAAGTGTCCCACTCGGCAGGATAAACAATGGTTGTAAATCTCTTATCTACAATCGGATCGAATAATGAAGTCAAGACAGGGTTTGTTGCACCACTTGACATTGCAGTTATTGTTGCAGTTATGCCAGCAACAGAGCCATCAATAGCAAGAGATATTGTATTACCTTGTGTGCCATCATTTACGGCAGTTAATGCAACTGAACCAGTAGTATTTACAGCGGTTACAGGCGAATAAGTATTAGCAGTAATTGCAGTCTCTAATTTACCGCCAATTACGGTTGCAGTATCACCGATAGCAACAGCAATTTCGTATTTACCATTAATTTTTGAATCAATGTAAATAGTTAATGTGCCTACTTCGGTAGCAGTGCCTGAAAAAGCAATTGAGCCAGTTGCGGCAACACCAGAAGCATTATCGGCTAAACCAATTGCAGAAACTTTTGGCTTAATTTTAGAAACCGATAAAGTATCAATTAAAGATCTACCAGCTTTTGCAATTTGTGATTTTGCACCGAATAAATCATTAAATTCTTTTTTGCTTAAAATACCTTCTTTAAGCTCACCGCTAGAAGCAGTGCCACTTATCATACAACCAACTAAAAGAATTGAGCGGTCGCCTGCATCTTTTGCGGTTAATGCTGATCTGATATTAGATGTTCCTCTTGGAAATGATTGTCCCATTATTTACCTTTTTTTTTAGTTAATATAACTTGATTGACAACTTCAATACAATTGTCAATAGCAGAATCTTTTAATCTATTTCGCCAAAATAAATCTGTTGGCACTCCGTTTTCATCATTAATTTCAATGATAGCATCTTTTAGCAATTGTCCTTGCGGAGTTTTTAAATTTTGGTTTAATTTTATTTGCATAACAAAATAATTTTTAATATAGTTATATTGTTTATTATTGTTAATTTTTTGCAAGGCAATAAACTATGATTTTATCTAGTATTTAAATCATAATCTAAACCTTGCTCTATAAATACACCTTCGACCCTTTGTAATGGCACACCTAAATCATAATCGGTTGTATCGCCAACTTGAATAAAGCCTTGCACTACAAAATCAAATCTATGTGTATAAGTAGCAGTTATATAATCATCAGCTTCATCGCCTACATACTGGCAAGGTTGCATCTCTTCATCAGTTAAATCACTTTCAAAAATATAATTAGCTAGTGCTTTTAATATTGGTTTTAAATAGGCTTTGGCATTATCGGCAATATCGCCACCAAGAATTGATGCTGTTGCTGGTATAACTACATAAATACTAAAACTTTGCTGTGCCGAGTTCCAGTAGTCTTCATTTGTTCTTTTTGCAGTCGATGAGTCACCAACAACAGTATCGTTTCTATAAGCTTGATTTTGCCCCATAACAACATAAAGCCAAGTTTCTAAAACTCCGCCCAGTCCTGCTGTGTAGAATTCTTGTATTCTTTGTGGAGTTGCAGAATGTGCTATTCTTGTTGCTGTGCTTACTTTTATTGTGCCTTGTGCTGGCGATTGCATTGCACCAGTTGTTGTATAGCTAAACGAAGTATCTGTTATTTTAGTTATTTGTTTATAGCCATTATATCCGTCATAATCGTCAAGCAATAAGTATCCGCCATTGACATTAGCAGGGTTGCCACTTACTTTAAATGTAAAAATTAATTTACTTGGCACACTTACCAATTCCCAAGTTCCATTAAATCCAACCGCTCCCGAGATCTCAATGTTAATTGGCAAGATTTGTGGAGCGAATAAAGATGGATCGCTTAATTTGTGATCTGTCAATGCTGTTGCTGTGGCAATACCATTGGAAAAAGTTATAGTGCTTAATGCAATAGGTTCTTTTGCACCTTTAATAGTTACATAATCACCAGTTAATAAATTATGATTTGTTGCCGTTGTGCAAGTTATTATCGAACCTGCCCTTGTTAATGATGAGGCATTAATAATACTTGAAAAATCATTTGTATATTTTGGCAAAATATCTTTTAACCTGTTAACAACTTGAATACCTTTCATTTTTTACCCCCTAACACTTGTTTTAATCTGATATCAATATTTCTTTTAATTTTATCTTTATTTTTCATAACAGTTTTTTTAAATGGCTCTCTTGCTTCCATTTTTGATGTTCCCTCTTCTAAAAATTTAGCATACTCTGGTGCATTTTCATTTGCCCCGAACTCTAATTCTCTATTGCCTCGAACAGCAAAATCAACTGACTTTCTAAATTTACCAGTTATTACAGCTGGTGTTTCGCTTGGTGCCGAGGCTGTGTGTAGTTTAGGTTTTTTTAATTTACTGCCACCAATTCCTTTATATACCTTGTAGCCTTTGCCACTTTTAGGGGCTTTCATATCTTTATTTAGATCTGCAACCAATTCTTTACCTGATGTATAGAAACCTTGGCGAATTGCCTTTGTTAGTTCGACTGGCATTTCGTAAAGAAATTTTAATATTTTTTGATTTTGCGAACCTTCTTTTACTTTTATCATCTTTTATTAGCATTGATTGTTTTATCGCCTTTTTCAATACTTCTCAATCTAATAATTTTATCGTCAATATCAATATTATCGGTATTTACAATTTTATAATAAATATTTTGATACTCAATCCATAATTGCTTATCTAACGGTATTGATGAGTTGTAGCGAATATAAAAATCAGTGTTAATCCCTTTTTCAATATTAACTCCATCTATAAACTCTTTTGCTGTGTTTGTTTTTACCATCGCCCAAACTGTTGCTATTGTTGTAAAACCAACCGTTGCCGAACTATTAGGGGCATTGTTTGCAATAATTGCAGTAGTTAGAATTTTAATTCTTTTATCAAAATCACTAGTGCAAATCTTCTTTACATTTTTCTTTATTGATTGGCATTTCATAAAAAGAATTTTTGTGGTATAATGTAAGGGTAAAATAATGACTTAAAAAGAGAGTTGTTTTCAATTACACAATCGCCTGAGTTTTCATAAAGATAAGCACAAACACTTAAACAAGCTTGCTTGATAGCTTCTGGTCTATTAGGGTAATCGGCTTTAAATGTAATTATAACTGCTTGCTTACGATCGTAAGTATTTGGGAATTGTTTATCTTTTTTTATGTAAATTGATGAGTAATACTGGTCGTCAGTAAAATAATAATCATTAGAGTTTAATGTTTGTAGTGTGTTATCTATATCGTAATATTGTATTGATGTGATTGATTTTAATTTACTTTTTTTAACTTCTATACCGTTGCATTGCGAGAATGTATCAAGATATAACTTAAATTCTTTTTCGACAAATTCTCTGCCAGTTATATTCTCGCCGATTTGTCTAGATACTTTGATAAAGGGTGTTAAAATATTATCAAAATCAGTGCCATCAATTCGCAAAAATGTTTTTATTTCGGCAAGTGTTAAAACTTCGGTTATGGCATCTGTTAATAATACTATGGATTGCATATAATTTGTATTTTTCTTTCACCTGCTTCGGCAGAATTTGAAACTAAACGAATAAAATTAAAAGGGTTATCGTAATTAGTTTCAACTTCAATAAATCTATCCACCGCTACTTTAATTTCTTTTGCAACTCCTGAACTTGATCCATATAATTGATAAAAAGTAGTGCCATCAAGCGAACCTTCAATAAATAATTTAGTTCCAGTAAAAGCACTAGGTATTAATATACCAATTAAATGAGTTCCGCCGAGTTCGTAAGCAGTGGAGGTTGTGTCACCATTTGCTATTGTTAATTCTGCAAATTCTCTTGTATTTTGAAAATTACTCGGCATTTTATTTTATTTTTTTTGTTTTAAATTGTTTATTTTCTAAATTATCAATAGCTTTATTTTCTAAATTATCAATAGCTTTTTTACTCCAACCTTCTTTTAAAAATACTTCGGCTAATTCGTCATAAATATCATAAATCTCATCTTGTAAATACTCAAAACATTGAGTGCCAGTTTTATCTTTTGAGGCTGTGGTAGTTTTTAAAATTCTAATTTCCATATTAAACAATTTAATTAATAAAAAGAGGGGCTTTTACACCCCTCTAATTAATTTATGCAACTGGTGCAGATTTTGGATTTCCAAGAATAACAGAAGCGCCAGCAGTTAAGCCAGTGGTTACACTTGTTGAAACTAAAGATACTTTAACATATCTTTTAGTTCCAATATAACCAAATCTTGCACGAGAGTTAGCAGTTGAAAGAGCGGCATCAGCCTCTAATCC